ACAACGACTTGGATTAAAACCACAAGAAGATGAATACATCTTAATGGGAATGGCAGGTTGGGGAACACAAGACCACAAACTAAAGAATAGTATTCGTGAAGATTTCTTTAATGACTCCGATAAACCGATTGATTTAAAGAACAATTTACATAGAGGTTGTTTAGATTGGAATCCAGAATACTACCCAGATGATGATAGTGATGATTGGAAGTTTAATATAGCAGCAAATGTCCAATGGATATGCGAAGAAGAAATCCATAAGGTATTCAGTCTCACTCAAAAACTTATTCCTGAAACTAATAATTGTGTTTATATGGGGGGAGTTGCACTGAATTGTGTAGCTAACTCTATTATAGCCCGTGATTACTATCCTGACTTATGGATATTACCAAATCCTGGTGATGCTGGTTCATCACTCGGTTCTGCGGCATATGTTTATGGAAAACATATAAATTGGGAGACTCCATTCACAGGACATAACATAGATGGAAAATATCCAGTTAAAAAAGTATTAAATGAACTACTTAAAGGAAACATAGTAGGGGTGGCAAATGGACGAGCTGAGTTTGGTCCACGAGCACTTGGAAATAGAAGTTTATTAGCAGACCCAAGAGGTGATGATATAAAAGATAAAGTAAATGTTATAAAGCATCGACAAAAATTTAGACCATTCGCCCCATCAGTATTGGAAGAACATGCTCATGAAATTTTTGATATGCCAGTTCGTAAATCCCAATTTATGCAATTCACTGCAAAGTGTAAGTGGCCAGATAAGTATCCGGCAATATGTCACGTGGATAATACTTCCAGAGTTCAAACAGTCAGTAAAGAAGATAATCCAGGTTATTATAAACTTATTAAAGAGTTTTATGAGAAAACAGGTTGTCCTATGGTTTTAAACACAAGTCTAAACATAAAAGGGCATCCAATAGTAAATACTAAACAGGACGGCTTCCAGTTTTCTAAAAAATACGATGTCAAAGTATTCTAAATAATATCTAACTTTTCCATTCTCTTATATTTATAGTTGATGGATAATATATTTTTTATGAATAAGGACAAGGACAATGATTAAATTAAAAGATCTTATACAATTAAACGAGGGAGTAAATGATCCAGGCATATTCAAAGCGGTATTCCTTGCCGGTGGTCCAGGTTGCTTCGATGAAAATACATTAATAAAAACTGAAACTGGATATACTAAAATATCTGAAGTAATTAAAGGTGAAAGAGTTTGGACATTGAACACAAAAGGTAAATCAGAAATTTCAGAAGTAGTTGAACTTTTTAAGTACGATGCTGATACTGAAATGGTAAATATAGAATTGGAAACTGGTGAAACTGTTGTTTGTACATTAGATCATGAAATAAGACTATCGAATGGTAACTGGATTATGGCAAAGGATTTGAAAGATGGTGATGACGTATTATGTTATTAGCAACTGATTTAATTTATACTAAAACAGGAAACCCACATACAGGTCAAAGTATATCATATAAATGTGATAGGTGTAATTTTAAATTTAATAATAGACGTTACTGTAGCTATGTTAATTCACGTAAAAAATGGGATGGTGATTATTGTCATATATCAATGGTAAATATAAAATCACTATTAAAAAATAAAGAAATATTTTGGTCAGAAAAACAAAATATTAGATTTATTAAAAATCACGGAGAATATGGTGAAAATTAAATCAATTAAGCTAATAAAATATGATAAAAAATATGTATATGATTTACGAATAAATAATAATCATAATTATTATGTGGGAAAATCAGAAGTTAATGTCCACAATTCAGGCAAAACCTACGTTGCATCTCAATTATTCGGAATACCCAAAAAAGTTAGCGTATCCTATACCGGATTAAAAATGGTTAATCAAGATACTGAATTAGAAAAATTTATGAAAAAATATTTTGGAACTGTCGACATTGACAATATGCCAGAAGAGTTATTCAAACAACTTACTGACCCAGAATACGATGATTACAGTGGTATGAGAACTCGTACAAAAGCATTAAGTAAACAACGACTAAAAAATTATACAGAAGGTAGATTGGGTGTTATTATTGATGGTACGGGTCATAAATTTAAAGATGTAAAGAATGAACGACAAGATTTAATGAAATTGGGATATGATACATTCATGGTATTTGTAAATACTTCATTGGAAATTGCACAACAGCGAAATGAAGAAAGACCACGAAGATTACCAGCTCATGTTGTTGAAAAATATTGGCATTCAGTTCAAAAGAATATGGCTTATTTCCAGGGGTTATTTGGAAATGCCAATTTCCTATTAGTTGACAATAATAAACATTTAAGTACAAAACAAGCAACAAGTAAATTTAATATGTTGGTCGGTAAAGGTATTGGTAAATTTATAAAGGCACCTATTAAGAATAGACAAGCTAAAAAGTGGATTGAAAAACAAAAAATGTTGAAGAAGAGATAGTGGCAGGTAAAGGTGATTGCTACGAAGCTAACGGTAGATTTGTTAGTAAAGGACACGATAAAGATTTAGTATTGTGTCATGGTCTTGCGATACTATCCACTAATGGCAAACCATTCGGTCATTGTTGGATTGAGAAAGGTGGGATGGTATTAGATTTCAGTAATAATAGAAAAATAATACTTAATAAAAAGAAATACTATGAGTTAGGTGGAATACCAGCGAATGGTAAAAAGATTCACAAATATTCAGTTGAAGAAACAATGATAAATATGTTAAAACACGAACATTGGGGACCGTGGGATTATAACCCACCGAGATAAATTATGATTAAATTAAAAGATTTATTATATGAAGTAATATCTTGGGAAGACTCTCAACTAAATATGATGGATTCTACTATGATTCCATTATCAAAAAAAGTGGTAGATGTAATTGTAGGTGATGTAGATATTCCAACATTTCATGTAACGGATTTTAAAGGATTGGTAAATCTAAAAAAACTTCAAGGTACATCAAAGGCACTTTCAACATTTACTACAACTTCTCAAAGTAATATAGGAAATCTAAGTGGAATTAGAACCGATGGTGGGTTTCTTGTCCATATGATAGGTAAATTGAAAATAGCTTCTTCCGATGATATAATGTCTCGACCAGATGAAACTGGAATGAGGTGGGTATCAACTGAACCACAATTTTCATCGTCATTGACTTATTTATTAAATAAAGCATCAGATAGTAAAATAGGTGATAAAATAAAAGGAAAGATGACTTTTATTTTTGATGACATTATACGCAAGTTAAAGTTAAAATATAAAAGAAATGTACACGGCCTGTTTAGTCACTTAGAAGATAAAGATGGAAATACGTTAGATAAAAGGGGAGTGAAAAAAGTATTCAATTTATATGAGAAGGGTGTTGTCAAAGTAATAAAGACACATCAAAAACAATTAAATAAACATTTCGGAGAACCACACCCATTTACAGGTGATTGGTGGTGGAACGAATTAGTGGTTGACAAAATTATGGTAGTGGATGTATTGGGGTATATAGAAGATATGTATTACTATGACGACGAAGTATTTGAAGATGACTATAATTCAACTGAAGGTAAACAAAAAAGAAAAGAAATAGAAAAAGCTAAAAAGATGTTTGGCAATAAAATAGAAATAACAAATGAACCCAAAGACATCAACAAATGGATTTCAGATAGAGGTGGTGACGCCTACTTTTAATAGGAATAAATTATGATTAAACTCAAAGACCTACTCAATGAAATAAAGATAAAAGTATTAGACGGACACCTTACCGCTACCGACAAGCGAGCCATTAAACATATGATAGAAAAACAAATATGGAAAGGTAGAGTCGGTAAAAGTGATTGGTTCATTAAAGAATTGGGAAATGGTAAATATGATATTACACAGAAAGTTAAAGATAAGGGTTTGGTCCCTGTAGCCGGAACTAAATTCAGAATTTCAACGTATATATCAAAAATTTTAGTTAAAGAAAATACATTAAATGAATCAATGTATATTGCCCCCTTAACTGTATATTGGATTGAGTTAAATGGTATTAGTAAAATAGTCATATTACAAATTGAAGATAATGAAGTTAAATTTTGGCATGAAAAGACTTCCAAGATAATGACGATGAAATTAAATAAAGCCTCTAAATTAATAGAAAGGGGAAGTAGAAAATGGGCCGAAAGTGGTGGTGGAATAGCATACCCAAAAATAGTCAAGTCATTGGAAAAGAATTTTGCAGGTAAAAAGGGATTATCCACACATAATGGAGCCCAAAAACGAAATAAGGGCATTATGAACATTGTAAATTCATTGGAGAAATGAAGTGAAAATATCTAAAACACAATTAAAAGAAATGATTCGGGAAGAGCTCTTGAATGAGAATGATTATTATCATCCACATGATGACGATGAGTATTTGGCTATTGGAAATAAAGCTGAAGATTTTGGTAAGGAATTAAAAAAGTTCGCTAAATCCAAATCAAAAGAATATTCGAGTGCTTCAAATAAATTGATTAAAAGTGCATTAAGTGAATATGACGCTTTTACCAAAATTATGCTTGACAAATTATATCACGAATTATTAAAGGGGTAAATAAGGAGAAGTAAAGTGAATGGTGATGCAAAATTAGGGCACCTATTATTAGATGCGGATATCATTACAAAACGGCAATTGGCAAAAGTACGTACATATTGTAAGAACTGAAACTAAACATAGCTTTTTATTATTAGGAGATAAATTATGATCAAACTAAAATATTTATTGACAGAAAACTTAGATACTGAAATAGAAATGTTAAAAAAGTATATGAAAGCTGGCGGTGAAAGAACTACTAAAATAGATTCTACTATTAAATCTTTGTATTCAAAAAAATCTAAATACTCAAAAGAATTAAACCCGATTAGTGGTGAAGTGTATAGAGGAACGGCTATATCTAAAAAAGATTTAAAAAAACTAAAAATAGCTAAACGAGATGACAAATGGTTGTTTTTAAAAATGAAGTATAGGTCAAGACGACCAGTACAATCATTTACATATAATTTTGATTTAGCTCAAAAGTTTGCTAAATATAATGCTAAGCCCGATTATCCAGAATCAATTATTATTACTAAAATAGATAATAATTTTGTTGGTAATTATAAGTGGTTAGGTAAGATTGGAAAAGAAGTTGGATTAAAAAGAAATGAACAAGAAGTATTTCACGTTGGAAACACAATGAATGTGTTAGTTAAAGTCAATGCATTAGCCGTATACGGATTATTCTGGGAAAAAGAATTAGAGTTGATGGGTATAAAATGATTAAACTAATAGATTTACTAAACGAAAAAGTAGACATTACTATTGACAAGGCACAAGAAATGAGAAAGGCTGGATATTGGATAGTGGTAAGTAGCAACCTTAAAAAAGTAATTGCAGTAGATAAAGATGAAAAGAAGATGGATGATGTTTATAAACAAAACAGTAGAAAACAAAGAATATTTGGGCCATTGAAAACAATTAAAATATCACCAGAACAACAACGTGAGTATGAAAGATTGCAGAAGTTGATGTGGAAAAACAGTAGGTTTGGAGGATAGTAGAATGAAAATAACTAAAACACAATTAAAAGAAATGATTCGGGAAGAGTTAAATGAGGGGTGGGATGACCCAACGAGGAAAAAGGAATTATTAAAACATTTACTGGTTTATGAAAAGATGTTGGGTAAGGCTATCAAAGAGGTAAAATCTTCAATAAAAGGAAAGGAAAATTTGGATTCTTGGCTTGAACTTTTATCCCAGGTCAGTTTTGGTATAGGTACACTTGCAGACAAAGTGGCACAAGAACCAATGAAATTTGAGTGATACACTTTAATGGAGAAATAAAATGAAAATAACTAAAACACAACTAAGAGAACTCATCAGAGAAGAACTTTTGAATGAATATGCAGGTGCTGGAAATAAAATGGCTATAGTAAAAACACTTAAATCTTCAATAGAAACATTTAAGAAATACTCAATGATTTTACATCTTAAAAATGATAAATTAGCAAAGGCATTTAATTATGAGGTTGGAACGCTTACTTATGTTTTAAAATCTATTAAAACTTGGGATATAAAATAATAGCACAATTTCACATAGACAAACCGAGAGAAATCGGAAAACAAAAAGTTAAAATATCTAAACGGGAGATGATGATGGCAAAAGATGAATTACAAGAACGAGTATTACGAAAAAAGATTAGAGAGATTATTAGTGAAAGTGGAAGGGAAGAACTAACTAAAAAATTTAGAATATATGCTAAAACAGTTCTTGGTCATGCTAATAAAATATTTAATACGGCCAACAGGACAAATAAAGATTTTGTTAAACCAAATTGGAAACATAATTATCAGAGTGTAGTTGCATTAGAAACTATTCTTAAAAGTATGAAGAAAATAGCAGATAAACGTTGGAAGCTAGATAAGTAATGTTTAGTGATTTCATAGTAGCAAAATTTGATTTTTTATTATTGAGTGCGGTGGTGTTTGTAATACTATATTATGTGATGGAATTAGGTAGTGATAAAACTTAAAGATTTATTAATAGAAAAAAAACTCCGAGTATTTGATTTTGATGATACACTAGTAAAATCTAATTCTAAAGTTTATTTAATGCGTAATGGAAAGAAAATAACAATGACACCAGGACTATACGCAGTATATAAACCAGAACCAGGTGATGAAATAGATTTTTCAGAATTTGATAAAGTAATAGACCCTAAAAAAATAAAAAGTATGTTTAAGGTATTTAAGAGAATACATAGTGCAGTTGGAAATCGTCGTCTAACTATACTTACAGCCAGATCAAAATATAAACCAGTCAGACAATTTTTTAAGGATAGTGGCCACGGAGATGTATTTGTAGTAGCACTTGCAGATGCAAATCCACAAAAGAAAGCGGATTGGGTAGAAGGCCAAATCAAAAAAGGATACGATGATATAGCATTTTTCGATGATTCCAATAAAAATGTAAATGCAGTAAAGAAATTAAAACGGAAATATCCACATATAAAAATGAAGTCACAGTTGGTAAAATATGATTAAATTGTCATCACTACTTCCACTAACGGAGAGAATGAAAGTATTTGATAAAATGAAATGGAGTAAACAAGAGAAAATGAAAAAGTTTAGAGCATTTGGTAAATTACAGAAGTTTTCAAAGGACTTTGATAAAGGTGGACGAAGATGAGTAAATTAGCAACACAGTTAATACAAGAATTATTGGAAGATACTGGTGAAATAAAAAAAACCATAGCAGTATACTCCGGTAGATTCCAACCATATCATAAAGGACATCATCACGCATACGAATTCTTAGTTAAAAAATTCGGTAAGAAAAATGTATTTATAGGAACTTCAAATAAAACTGATGGTAAATCACCATTTGATTTTAAGGAAAAAGAAGCTATAATATCTAAAATGTTTAAAGTTCCAAAATCTAACATCATTCAAGTTAAAAATCCATATAATACTGTAGAGATAAAGTCTAAGTTTGATGAGAAAACTACTGCGTTGGTAGTTGGTCTCGGTGAAAAGGATGCTGGTAGATTAAGTGGAAAGTATTATAACCCATATACAGGTAAAGATATGGAAAGTTTTGAAACAAAAGGATATGTAATTACTGTCCCACAACTTCAAATGAAAATTGATGGAAAAACTATTAGTGGAACTGTTGTTAGAAATGCATTCAAAGGTGATAATCCAAAGGATGCATTTAAAACTCTATACGGTAAAGTTAATAAGTCCGTATATGGTATCTTTAAGACGAAATTTGGTATCACAGAGGGAGTTTTAACAGAAGGTATTAAACATATAGAGGATATGAAACCAAAGGATTTATTAAACTTCTTAAAACTGTGGAATGCCGACAATACAAAATTTGAAGTTAATGAAAAGGTAGATGGTCACTTTTTCCAATTTGGAATAAGGGGTGGAGGGTTTTATTCAGGATCAAAAACTAAAACTGTTAAACACGAAAAAGATTATCCTTCATTATATTTTTATGAAGATTTCGTAAAGTATCATAAATTATTAAAGAAAATTCCATATAAGAAAATAGTAGATAAATATGCAAAGAAATTTGGCATTGAAGGTAATACTAAAAACATATCTATTGAATGTGAGGCAATACCATCATGGGATTACAATATAGTATTATATGATCCAGAAAAAATTGGTGATGGTATAGTAGTATTATTTAAAATAATAGTTGATGGTGTAGAAACTCCAATAGCATTTCACGATGTATTTGCTAAAGAAGCAAATAAGAAAACTACCATTAAATTCTTTTCAAATCCAAAAGTAAATTTAAAACAAGTTCATTTTGAAGAAAGTTATGAAATTTTGTTAAGTAAGATGATTGAAAAATATGGAAATTTATTAAATACCCCAGCAAGAAAACCACACCATAAAAAAATCAAATATCAAATACAGAGAATAGCAAATTTGATTGGTAAAAAGATGAAAGGTAAAGTATTGAAAGTAGATTTTCAACGTGCATTTGGTGAAGAAGATGAAGGACTTGTATTATATGTTCCTGATGGAAATGTGGTCAAGATAGTAGATAAAAATCAGTTTACTGCTCGTAAAGAACGCAATTGGAAATACATGAATGATTTACAGAACGCAGAAAAAGAGTTGGTTAAACGCATTAAGGTAGACCCAACTGGACTTGAAGGTTATTTGGTTAAACTTGAAGCAAGTGTTAAATCAATAGCCGCTGAATTTAAAAGTGATGGTGATGAATTAGTAACCATTCCAAAGAAACGTGAAGATACACGAAAAAGTATAATATTGACAATTAATAGAATTAAGAATATGAAAAACTTATTAAAGAAAAATACTCCAGAAGTTGTATCTCAAATGTATTTAGACCGTAATGTAGATTAGGGAGAGAATTGATGATAACGGAAAATAGTGTAAGAAAATTAATACGAGAAGAAATAAAGAGACATTTTAAACGTTTATTACTTGAAGGTGGTAATGTTTTTAGTGATGTAAATTCAGTAGTCCCAAGTGAACATCTGGATGCTACAATCAAAAAATCTCTCGTAGATGCTGGTCTAAAAAAATTAAAATACACAATCATAGGAAACTATAAAAAACCATTTTTAGGGGATATTGATATTGCAGTAGATGTATCAGTCATGGCTAAAATTATGAAGTTTAACGGTGAAGCAACTGAATTTTGGGGAGAGTTAGATAAGTTTTTAGGTAGAACTAAAATTAAGGATCATAAAATTAATAAGGGATTAAAACAGGCTCACTTCATCACCCCACTTGTAGATAAAAGTGGTACTCAACTAAACGCTGTAGATAAAGATGGAAATGATTTAGGTGATCCTGGATATGTTCAGATTGATGTTATGATTGGTGATTTAGAATTCATGAAAAAAGCACTTTCTGCATCAGATTATAGAAGTAAATACAAAGCAGTATATCGTAATTTATTAATTGCAGATATTTTTTCTCAAACGATATTAAAAACAAAAGATCCTGACGTTAAGAGAAAATTTCAAATGAATTGGAAAAATGGTGTAGAGTTAGTTGATTTTACCACAAACGAAAAGGGAAAACGAGTTAAACTAAAAATAAGAAAAGTAATTGGGGATATGGATAAGTTAGCAAAATTTTTATTCGGATCAAAACGCACGTTTAAAGATATTGATTCATTTGAAAAATTATATAAGTTGATGAAGTCAAAGGACTTTTTATTTAAAAAGTTGAATAGGAAAATATTTGATGCATACAAAACTACACTAACAAGATATAAATTCCCAATTCCAAAGGAGTTATAAAAAATGGGCGGATGGGAAACAGTAAAAACCCAGAAAACTAAATTAACTCCAATGATAGTGAAGGCGTCAGTAAAAGAGTTTGAGAGGTTTGTTAAAAATTTTAATGTTTTTTTGAAAACGAGTGGACTACAACCACTTGGTAAATTAACTCCAGTTGGATCTACAAGTTACTATAAGCATGATTTGAAACATAAAGTTGATAAAATATATGGTGATATTGATATGTTGGTAGAAATACCAATTTCAGTTATAGACCAAAAAGATTTTAGAAAGAAGGAAAATGCAATAAGACGAAAATATCTTGAAACTTTTCTTACTTATGTAAAAACAAAGGCTCCAAAAAACGTAGAGATTACTGATACATTACACACCAAAGGAAATTCAGTAATTTTCAATTTGGGAGAGGAAGTTTATAGTCAAGTTGATTTGATATTGACATTCAAACCATATACAGACTGGATGAGTGGAAGATATAAGCCACAATATGGATTAAAGGGGTTTACTATTGGAAATTTATATAGTGCTCTTGGAAATACAGTAACAATGTCATTTGGAACAGAGGGTGTTTTGGGAAGATTCAAGAATAACATTTTAGTTACGTCAAGAAATAGAAAAGGAATAGAGTTTAAGTTAATTTCAACAGATATTGGTAAGTTTATGTATCACGCAACTCGTTTTTTAGTTAAACTAAACGACCCAAAAATAAATATTAAAGAAATAAAGATTGACCCACTACTTATTAAGTATAAGGGAATAGATACCGAAAATGTATCCATAAAAAGTTTCTGTATTGGAATTATAGGAATGGCAAAGACATTAGAACAAAATGGAGTTCTTGGTAAAGGTGGATTGAGTAATATGAAAAACTCAAAGGAATTCATAAAGAATGTTAGAAGTAATTACGCAAAACAAACAAAGAAACAATTATCGAATTCAAAATTTAAGAAAGCAGAAACGCCAGAGTCATTTGAAATGATAAAGCAAACACGAAAACATGCTTTAGAGGCAGTTAAAATAGTAAACAAACATTTGAGGTAACGGTTATGGGAGAACATCAAAGACACGTAGAGGCAAGAGAATCCATTTTACGAAATGAAACGCCAAATAAAAGAATAATGGTGGTCACGGAAGATAAAAAAGAAAAGAAAGCTCGTAAAAAAGAGATACAAGACGAAAGAGACAGAATAAATGGAAGAATGGAGGTATTACAAGAAGCAAAGATGCCATGGTTTTGTCCAAAGTGTGATAAAATAATGAAATTGAAACTTGATGATAAGATGTATAGATTATACAATCAATGTTTTGATTGTCAAGTAAAATTTGAGAATAAACTTCGGGTAGATGGAACATTTGAAGATTGGGAAAATCAAAAAGTGTTGAAAAATAAACTTTCATGGTTAAACGAACAAATAGAAAGTGTAGAAGATTGGAAAACACAGACCACACCCGAATTTTACAATCAAGTTGGAGTCCAGTCAGTAGAAATAGAGAAAGAGAAATGGACTCAAAGTGACGAGAAAGTAAAAGAAATGGCAGATGACGCACTCAAAGATTTACTCAAAATGAAAATAGAAGTTGAGGAAGAATTGTCTAATAGTTAAGTAAATTGATATTTATAAGTGATAAAGTATATCTTGGAGAAGATTATTGCATAAAAAGATTTTAAATGAGTTTAGTGGTGATAAAATAGGAGATTTTATAGTAGAAAATGATATAATTTCTATCATAAAAGAAGGTGCAGGTACCAGAAAAGCACCAGTAGATGACGGTCCAGGAACATTTTACAAATCATTGGATCAATATAAACAAGAAACCAAAGACTGGGTTAAGCAATTACAGAATGATTTAGGATATAAGGTAATTGGATATATTTTAAGTGACGGTGCAATGGATCCAGAAGAAGATTATACTATGGACTACAGAGAAGTTCCAGCAATTTCATACGGAGCTAAGAAAAAATATAAAAACAGATTACGTGATGTGATAGAAAATTTAGGTTGGAGTGTAATTAAATGGTTGGGAGTAGATGATAAGAATGTATTATTTGCTGGTCCACCTGTAGCATCTGGAATTGACGCTGAAGGTCGTATAGAAGATAACATACGTAATACATCAGACCCCGCAAAGAAATCACCAAAATTTAGTGGAGGTAGACCGCGACTTCATGTAGAGAATTTATCACCTGAATGGTGGAAGACTAACTTATTGGAAGATTGAATGAATAAATTTGAAACGAAAATGTTAAAACTTATAAATGAAGGGTCATCAGCTGGCGGACATGGTACAGGTTTAGGTGAAATTGGAGATGGATGGCCAGACGGTCTTTACACTAAACGTGGAGAGAGACGAGTAGTGGGACCTGCAAGTTTAACTCGTGGTATGACACAAATTGATTTTCCAGCATCGGACAATATTTACGGTGGTAACGGAAGTCTAAATAATTTAAAACGGGCAGAACGAGATAAAGCAATGGTATATCGTTATTTAAGTGGTCCAGAAGAATACGCATCAATAATGGCAAATGAATTACGAGACGACACTCCACCATTAGCACCAAAACAGAGAATGTATGGAATCCACGGATTTCATAGAAAACAAGAATATACAATTCCACCAGAAACCTCAAACTTCCATTCAACGTCGGAAACTTTGATTAAACCAACTACACCTCCAGAGGGAACTAAAAGTGGTGGAATCGATCCAACACCAGAACCGGGTTCTAAGGAAATGGGAAGTGCAAGTGGATATAGACAAGTTCAAAAAGGTGGTCAGTCTATATTTGCTAAAAATGAAAAATTATGGGGAAAATGGGTAGACCATAGAATAGGTGGTAGAGTAGATAGTAGAGAATGGAAAGGAAATAAATTAGTTGATTTATTACCAAAGGGGAAAAAATAATGGCAATTACAATAGATGTTTCCGTGGGAGATGTGATCAAAACGGGGAAGTTCAAAAATCTCATGATAAGCTGGAGAAATTAAAATGATTATTTATCGAGCACACAATGAAATAAATGATAAATCTTATATTGGTCAGACGATTAAGACATTGGAAGATAGAAAAAAAGGTCATTGCCAGAGCGCATTTAATGGAAATTCAAATTTTTATTTTCATAATGCACTTCGTAAATATGGCATAGAAAATTTTAAGTGGGGTATTATATGTGAGTGTAATTCTATGGATGAGTTAAATAAAATGGAATCATATTATATTAAAGAATATAATACTTTTATGGATGAGGGAACCGGATATAATATGACTACTGGTGGATTTAATCATATTTTTTCGGAAGAATCAAATAAGAAAAAAAGCAAATCATTAAAAGGAAGAATTCGTTCTAAAGAACATTCTATGAATATTAGTAAAGGCTTGCTGGGTAGAAATTTATCTGATGAACATCGTAAAAATATTAGTAAGACAATGTTTGGAGTAACTAAATCTGAAGAACATTGTAATAATATTAGCAAAGGTCTTACTGAAAAAAAATTAACAGAATCTCATCGTAAAAGTATTAGTGATGCGTTAATGGGCATACCATTATCTAAAGAACGATGTCGAAATATGAGCATTGGCAGAACAGGTATGAAATTTTCAAGAGTTGAATGCCCATCATGTGGTGTAGTTGGTGGAATAAATTTGATGCATCGATATCATTTTGAAAATTGTGGACGGATACATAAACAAAAAATAGATACTTGTCCTAACTGTGATAAAACTGGAGGAGTAACTAATATGAAACGATATCATTTCAATAATTGTAGGAGCAAAAAATGATTGAATTACCGATTAAAAAAGGCGACACTGTAAAAATGGGTAAATTTAAGAATAAGCCAGTAGTAATTAAATCTATTAAATGGAATGAAAAGGGGGATTTATTGATAAATGATCGCCCAGCACTTAAATTTAGACTTTTTAAAACTGTAAATATTTTCGACAAAGGTTTTACTGAGGACATAAAACGTGATAGTGAAGGATATGGTAAATATAAAGAACCAATGGATAGTGAATTTGATGAACCGTCAAAAACTAAGAAGTTAGAAGGTAAGTCTACTTATAAAAAAATAATGGAGATGGAATAATGGAATGGTTAAAGAAGTTAATTATTGCGATTTTAGGACTTTTCGGGTTGAGCACATTACTGAGTGCAAAAAAATCAAAAGAAGCCAAAGAGTTGAAGAGGGTTATTAAAGAGAACAAGAAAAAAGAAGAAGTGGTACTAAAAGAAATAAAAACTTTACAGAAAAATAAGAAGAAAAACAAGAAAGAAATAACAAAATTAAAACGGAAATTGACTAAAACTAAAAAAGATGTCCAGAAAATGGAAACAGCCTTTGAAAATGATGACGCAGATGATGCAGCAGAATTTTTAAGGAAATTTTCCAAAAGTAAATAATTATATATAAGGAGAAATTAAATGGCAGATGCAGGGACAATGTTCAGATCATTACCAACAGACCAAAAGCTTGGTGATTACAATGGTATAACAAAAGTACTATCGAGTACAACAGTAGAATTCACTGGATCAAACGCTGGAGCTGCATTTATAGTTGAAAATACTACAAACGTGGTTGTTCACGGATCAGGTGGTGGAACACTACCATCGACAGTATTAAACACGAAAACACTATATCCAATTGGAGTAAACAAAGTAGTAATTGGTGAAACCGGCGTAGTCTACGTATTACATAGATAATATGAAATATATTTGGATAGTATTATTATCCACTGTTCTGTTCGGGCAACAGACTTTTACAGACGAACAGGTAGTGGCTATAGCAAATCAAATAAAAGAACTTCAGTATTCTGATAGCACTAAATCTGTGCAACTTGGAATATACGAAGAATTACTGGTTGGTTATAATGAACAGGCTAAAACCGATTCTACTTTATTATTAAAGAAAGATGAACAGATTGGATTATTAGAAGAACGTAATGATTTATTGGAAAAACAAGTGAAACTTTCCAAGCCTTCGTGGTATGAAAATAAATGGCTATATTTCACATACGGAGCAGCATCTATAATTATACCTACGTATTTTGGAATAAAAATTGTGGAAGTATCAAAGTAAATGAGTAATAGCCAAAACATAAAAGAAATAATAAAAGCCGAATACATAAAGTGTGCTAAAGACCCAATATACTTTCTAAAAAAGTATGCTGTCATTCAACATCCAATAGACGGTAAAATTCCATTTTCCTTATATGATTTCCAAGAAAAAACATTAGAAGATTTTAATAAGCACAATTATAATATTATTCTCAAAGCTCGTCAGTTAGGAATATCCACTCTCGTAGCTGGTTATTCATTATGGATGATGACCTTTCAAACAGACAAGAATATATTGGTTATTGCTACCAAACAGGATACAGCAAAAAATCTCGTAACAAAAATACGAGTTATGCATGCTAATCTTCCAAATTGGGTAAAATCCAGTTGTACGGAGGATAATAAATTATCTTTAAAATATTCAAATGGTTCACAAGTAAAGGCAATTTCCAGTGGTGAAGATAGTGGTAGATCAGAAGCATTATCATTATTGATACTCGATGAAGCCTCATTTATTCCAAAAATTGATGCAATATGGACAGCGGCACAAAGTACCTTATCTACTGGTGGTCAATGTATTGCATTAAGCACACCCAATGGAGTAGGAAATTGGTTTCATAAAACATGGGCTGGAGCTGAAGAAGGGAAAAATGATTGGAATTTCATTAAACTCCATTGGACAGTACACCCAGATAGGGAACAAGATTGGAGAGATGACCAAGATAAACTATTAGGTCCTTCAATGGCAGCACAAGAATGTGATTGCTCATTCATCACATCTGGTCAAACTGTAATTGATGGTGTTATACTTGAAGAATATAAAAATACCCACATTGAAGAACCAATGGAAAAAAGGGGATTTGATAGTAATTTATGGATATGGAGACCACCAGATTACACACAAGATTATGTATTGAGTGCTGACGTTGCCCGTGGTGATGGTAATGACTTTTCAGCATTCCACGTAATAGATGTACAGAAAATGGAACAAGTAGCGGAATATAAAGGAAAAATATCCACAAAAGATTTTGGTAATTTATGTATGAATACTGCAGTAGAATATAACAACGCGTTACTCGTTATTGAAAATGCATCAATAGGTTGGGCAGCAATACAGCAAGTTATAGACAGAGATTATGATAATTTGTTTTATACGAGTAAGGATTTACACTACGTGGATGTTCAGCGTCAAATATCAAATAAATATAGAAATATGGATCAAAAGATGGTCCCGGGTTTCAGTATGACCATGAAAACACGACCATTAGTAATAGCAAAATTAGAAGAGTATTTTAGAGAAAAAACTGTAATAGTTCATTCATCTAGATTGATAGAAGAATTGTTTGTATTTATTTACCACAATTTTAAGGCACAGGCAATGGAAGGATATAATGATGATCTTTCAATCAGTCTTGCAATAGGTATGTGGGTTAGAGATACAGCATTAAGATTAAAATCAGAAGGAATAGCATTACAGAAAGATGTATTAAGTAGAACATTAGATTACGAAGCAGTTTACCAACCAATGGATAATAGAAATGATTCTTGGGAAATGGAAGTTGCTGGAGAAAAAGAAAATTTAACATGGTTAATAAAATAATAAGAGGGTAAAATGGCAGAATATAAAAGAAATTGTCCAACTTGTAATAAAAAATTAACTTATACAAGTACGTCTGGATATACTTATTCAAATAAAATAAATTCTAATTGCAATTCGTGTTCTCACATTGGAAAAATGAAAATTTTAAATGAAAAAAAATATGAGAGATTTTGTCCAAAATGTATTGTGGAAGTTTTACATACTACCAAATATAGACGAGACTTAGCAATCAAAAATGAAAGTTTGTGTAGGAGTTGCTCACAGAAAGGTAGAATTTTATCTGAAGATCATATAAAAAATATAAGTATATCAATGTCTGGAAAAAATAATCCATTTTATGGAAAGAAACGTCCAGAATTTAGTAAATTAAGAATGGGTCATGAAGTGAGTAACGAAACAAGAAAAAAATTAAGTATTGCAAATACTGGAAACATTCATACAGAAAAAACAAAGAAAAAACAAAGAATATCTGCCATAAGAAGAATTGAACGAACTGAATTAAATGGAGGTCAATTGATACCAAACTACAACCCAGACGCCTGTAAAATAATAGAAAACTACGGAAAAGAAAACGGCTACAACTTCCAACACGCAGAAAATGGTGGTGAAGTAAGAATAGGTGGATATTATCCAGATGGATTAGATGAAAATAGAAAAACAATTATAGAAGTTGATGAAAGTCATCATTTTAAGAATGGTGAATTAAGAAAGAAGGATATAAAACGACAAACATATCTTGAAAGTTTAGGATATGATGTTATACGAATTAAATTAAATAGGAGTAATATAAGTTATGGCAGATAAAAGTTTACGGAGCCGTCTCCGCCGATTATTCAGCACAAATGCGATCGTTAGACACACTGGTGGTAAAAAGTTAAAAATTGCTGATACAAACCAAGTTCAGAACGCTACAAGAAACAGTCTTGTGGACAGATGGTCCAGAATACACACCAATTTAACAACTGGTGGATATGGACACGCTCAAGCAATTAGTTTCCAAGCACAACGTCTTGGATTATTCAAAGATTATGAAGAAATGGATAATGACGCAATCCTGTCAAGTGCATTGGATATTTATGCTGATGAAAGTACGTTACGATCCGAATATGGTAAAGTGTTAGAAATTAGATCTGAAAATGAAAATATTCATGATATATTACATAATTTATATTACGATGTTTTGAATATAGAATTCAATCTCTGGCCATGGGTTCGTAATATGTGCAAATACGGTGACTTCTATCTTTATTTGGATATTAAGGAAAAATATGGCATTACAAATGTAGTACCACTTTCAGCGTATGATGTTACTCGTATAGAGGGTGAAGATCCAGATAATCCATACATGACACAGTTCGTAGTGGAGCACGGTGACGCGAGACATAGTTCAAATATGAATGGCAACAAAGAATTGGAAAATTATGAAATGGCACATTTCAGATTACTATCAGATTCAAATTTCCTACCTTATGGTAAAAGTATGATTGAAGGTGGTCGTAAAATCTGGAAACAACTTTCACTTATGGAAGACGCTATGTTAATCCATCGTATTATGAGAGCACCAGAAAAGAGAATTTTCAAATTTGACATTGGAAACATCCCACCTGCAGAAGTTGATAACTTCATGCAAAAAGTTACAAATAAAATGAAGAAAGCTCCAGTTATGGATACAGCAACTGGTGATTACAATTTAAAATACAACATCCAAAATCTTACAGAGGACTTTTTTATCCCTGTTCGTGGTGGCGATAGTGGAACGTCAATAGAAACTTTAAGTGGTCTTACATACGAAGCTGTGGACGATATAGAGTATTTGAGAAATAAACTCCTAGCAGCATTAAAAATCCCAAAACCATTTCTTGGTTATGATGAAAACGTAAGTGGAAAAGCTACTCTTGCAGCCGAAGATGTTCGTTTCGCAAGAACAATAGAACGACTCCAACGAATAGTAACAAGTGAATTAACTAAAATTGGTATCGTTCATTTATATGCACAAGGTTATACTGACGCTGACCTAGTCAATTTTGAATTGAAACTTACAAACCCATCCACAATATACGAAGAAGAAAAGATAGAGTTATGGAACAACAAACAAAGTCTTGCGTCAAGTATGATGGACTCCAAAATAGCAGATACAGAATGGATTTACAATAACATTTTCAAGTTTACAGAAGAAGAGAAGAAGAATGTTAGACTCGGTATTATTAAAGACCAAAAACGTAAATTCAGATGGGATCAGATAGAACAAGAGGGAAATGACCCAGTTCAAAGTGAGGAAGCAGTTGGAACTCAAGGTGCTATGGCAGGTCAAGATCAACAAGGTGGTGGTAGTCCATTTGGGAGAACCGGAAAAGAATTAGATATGGAAATGCCAGACGACGGTTGGCCAGGAAGTGGTCGTCCAAAAGAAGGTCCAAAATATGGTAAAGATTCGAGTATCAGAGGTCGTGATCCATTAGGGTCACATGATAAAAGAAAGGCAAGTAGTGGTAGTCCGAAATATGGACTCGCATTAGCACACTACGATACATTAAAGAAAAGTTTAGGTAAAATTGGTAAAGAAGATAGGAAGATTTTATTTGAAGCTAGTGATGTAGAAGAAGAATATAAAAATGAATTATCATCATCGTTAAGTAACGAAATAAATGATTGATTATTAGAAGTTTTTATATTTATAGATGAAGAAATATACTTATTTAGGAGTTAAATTATGAGTCAAAGAGTACGTCATAGTAAAATTAAGAATACTGGGATACTTTTCGAATTACTATCTCGTCAGATCACAGTAGACGTGATGAATGATAATGCGAAAAGCAAATCAGTTGAAATTTTAAAGAAATTTTTCAATGAGGGAACGGAGTTAGGTAAAGAGAATCAACTCTATCAAGTTTTATTAAAGGAAAATTATAATTCACCACGGAAAGCTGAAAAATTACTTGAAGTAGTTTTAAAGTCAAGGGAAAAACTACAGAACAAAAAATTACGAACTGAAAAATATAATTTAATTAAGAAAATTAAAGAAAATTATAAAGTAGAAGATTTTTTTAATGTGAGAATACCTAATTACAAGGTATATGCTTCAATATATAAGTCATTTCTTGCAGAAACTACTCCGGTATTTGATCCAGCAGATGAAGTAAATAGTACATTTACTATAATGGAACACATCACACGAAATAAAACAAAACCGAGAAATACAGACAATAAAACTCTTGCTAAATTCAAAAAAGAAGATACAGATTTACGATTGTTGTCTTATCAGTTAATGGTGGATAATTTTAATGGTAAATATAAAACTCTTAATTCAATGCAACGAAATCTATTAAAAGAATATGTAAATAACATTTCTAATACAAATTCATTAAGAGAATTTATCAACGGTGAAGTTAAAAAGGTAAAAGAGATTTTGACTAAATCACTACCAAAGATTACTGATAAAATTACTAAAATTAAGTTAAAAGAATCTATAGCACAAGCTGATACTCTAACAAAAGGTAAAATTGTTAGAGATAAGCAGGTTGTATCACTAATGAGATATTATTCACTTATTGGAGAACTTAGAAATGTCGTTAAATAGGGAAAGTCTAATACGAAAACTCGTCCGTGAACTTATTAAACAAGAATTAGATGAGGCAAATTCAACTGCAAGTGTAGGTGGTAGTTATAATACACCACACGCTTTCAGTGGTAGTAATAAAAAGGGTACTAAAAAAGGAAAGGCTGGATACACGAAAGGTCACGAAGAACCAACTCGTGGAACTGGTTTATATGTCACAAAGAACCCAAAATTGAGAAAAGAGTCTATAAACGAATCAAAAACTCCAGGATTTACCAACAGGAAATTCGGTGATCCACTTCCAACTTTAGCTGGTATCATGAAAAATCACAAATCAAAAGTAAGAGAGGGAAAGTATCATGATTACAGAAATGATGAATCGATGAGTGCTAAACAAAAAATTGGTCAGTCAATGAGAGAAGTCCGTGATAAACTAAATGAGTTAGATAAGTTAGTTAAGATGAATGTCAAACTAAAAACCGAGCTGTCCATTGATTCCAGAAGCTACTGGAAAAACACTCACAAAGCCATGGGCAAGATTAGTGAAAAATTGGTGAAATTATCCAATAAAATTGGGAAACTGTATTAAGGCCTAAAATGCCCTTTACAGAAAATAAAAAGTCCTATTTGGACTCTTTGTTTAGTATTTCTACTTTATTAAAACGATGGCACACCGAAATACAAAACAAAGATATAAATAAGAATTATATGATTGATTCACTAAATAAGTGGATTAAGAAACTTGAAAAGTTAAGACATGAAATAATGATGGGGAAATCAAAATGAAAATAACTAAAACACAATTAAGACAAATAATCAAAGAAGAAGTAACTGAAGCTTATATAGATCCCGATGATGCACCTAAGATGTTAGTTGATGGGTTGAATACGTTGAGAAATGAGATTTTCAATGCAACTAAATATAAAGGTAAAGTAGAAGGATGGGCTGAAAAATACTATAGATCTGTACCTGGGATGTTGGATATGATATCTCGGCTGACTAAAATAATAGGGAAAATGAAATGAAGACATTATTGGAATTAACTAAAGCACAATTAAAAGAAATAATTAGAGAAGAAATTTATCTTATAGAAAATAATTCAAATTTTGCTATTGATGCTAAAAATTCTATACAAAGTATAAAAATATCATCACTATTAAAGAAACAGTTTCCAAATGTTAAATATGAAAAAACTTCAACTTTTTTTGATTTTAGTGGTTATATTGATAAAAGTGTAGCCGATAAAATTTATAAAGCCCTAAAAGGAAGTGGTATAAAATTTAATGTCGATGGTATATAGGAACAAATAAAATGAAAATAACCAAAACACAATTAAGAGAAATAATCAAAGAAGAAATTCAACTATTAACTGAACGCAGTCTTTCTGGTGAAATGGAAGAATTAAAACTCTACATTGATAATGATTCTCGTTTATATAATGGTACATATATTCCAATATTAAAGAATTTATCTAAAAAGAAACAAAAGGGAAAGTATAATTCATCATTAGCCATGAAAGGATTTGTATATCTTGTCAATGATGGAGCTAAGAAGTATGTTAAAGAGTTCGGTGGAAACGATAGAGACATATTTCCAAAGAGACAAAGAATTATGTTAGCAAAAGATTATGTAGATGAATTTGAACAAATTTTTAAAAATCAAGAATATGATTTTATGAAAACGGAGAAGTAATGTGATAAAATTAAAAAAATTAATAAACGAAAGTACACCTGGATTCACAAAAAGAAAATTTGGTGATCCACTTCCAACACTTGAAGATGTAATGAAACAACATCAAGAAAGTAAATTACAAGAAGATTGGTGGGATGATATGGATGCATCAGCACAGGCACAATATATAAAAGCCCATCCAGGTTCAAAACAAGCACAACAAGCTGATGATGATGATGGTGGTGAAGAACCGAGTGGTGAAGGACCAAGTGGTGAAGAAAAATTAGACCCACAAAAAATTAAAGATGATTATGCTACTGCTGGAGAAAACCTTACTTTTTCAAAGGGGGAGTTGGACGATGCAAAAGCAATGGGCGATGAAGAAGAAATATCAAGGATTCAATCAATTGTTGATGGTGATAGAAAAGAATTCGTTGCATCTCGTAAAACATATTATACTGCTAATCAGGAAAAAATTGAAGATGATTATGATACCGCCGAAGAAAACCTTACTTTTTCAAAGGGGGAGTTGGACGATGCAAAAGAAACGGGTGATGAAGAAGAAATATCAAGGATTCAATCAATTGTTGATGATGATAGAGAAGAATTTAGAAAAAGTAGGAGAGAACTCGGACGCATGGAGAAGGTAGTTGGTGCCAAATCCCCCAGAACTGGTAATGAATTAAACCAAGAAACACTTATGATTGATGGAAAACAGTTTCGTAGAATTAGTGAAGTGGAAAAAGAACCAAAATCAAAATATGAATTTTCAGAGTTTTACAAAAGATTTAAGAGATAGGAGATTAAAATGACAAAAAAACACATATTACAAGAAAATTATGAGAGATTTTTTGTAAAGAGGGAATTTGGTGATCCACTACCTACATTTGAAGATGTAATGAAACGACATCAAATAAATAAATTAGAAGAAGATTGGTGGGATGATTTAGATAGAGCAGACCAACCAACTTACACTAAATCTCATTCAACAAGACAAAAAGTACAGGATGCTAAGGTAGACGATGGTGCTGAAATCACAGTAAACGGAAAACAATACAGATCAATTACAGAATCAAAAAAATCAAGTTACAATTTCACGGAATTACATGATAGAATTATCAATAGGAGAATATAATGAGTAATAGGCAGTTGATTGTCGATTATCTCCCGTTTGAAATTTCACGGGAACAAATAACTGAATCACTAAAAACTAATCAGGGTCGTCTCGTAGTGCATGGAGTATTACAGCGAGCAGATGCAAAAAACCAGAATGGTAGAGTTTATCCAGGCAAGATATTAGCTCGTGAAGCAACGAAATATTCTGAAGGATTTATTAATCAAAAACGAGCAATGGGTGAATTAGACCATCCAGAATCATCCGTGGTAAATTTACAAAATGTATCTCACAATATTACTGAAATGCATTGGGAAGGAAAAAACTTAGTAGGAACAGTAGAAGTATTAGGGACACCATCAGGAAATATTCTAACGGAATTATTTAAGGCAGGAATAAAATTAGGTATTTCGTCAAGAGGTATGGGTTCAGTAGAACCACTAAAGGAGGGTGATGGTCAACAAGTAGGAGATGATTTTGAGTTAATTGCATTTGATTTTGTCAGTAATCCAAGCACACACGGTGCATTTTTATATCCACTTAAAGAAGGAGTAGAGAAAGTAGAAGATGGTAGAACGTGTAACAAATACTGTAAAGTAGAAGAAATTATTAACGACATTATTAGAGGAGAGTAACAATGACAAAAACACAATTAAGAGAAATGATTAGAGAAATAGTATCTGAGGAAGGTGATGCATTTGACGCTCCAATCCCAGCACAAGTAAAACGACATATGAATAAGTTTATCGAAGCCACAAAAGGTGCAAATTTAAACAAAAAGAAAATTGGTGCCATTTTAGGTCAAGTAGTTACTGCACTTGGTATTGAGGCTAATGAATTAGCAAGATACGTTAGATTAGTTAAAAAGGGATTATAACATGAAAGATAGACAAATATACGAAATGAACAAGAAATGGAGAGAATTCCGTCTTGATGAAAAACTAAACGAAGAAAATGAATCTCTTTGGACTTGGGTATACAAAGGTGTATTGGGTGGATTCAAAAAGGCCGAGAAAAAAGGTGGTGGTAGTGTTAGTTTAGATGAAGTTGCACGAGGTGTTGCATTTCTAATTAAAACAGAGTTTGGTGGTGGTGCAAAAAACGATTTTGTAAAATCACTTAAAAAGTATATTAGATAATGAAACCTGGTCATCACACTTGACCATATAGTGGTGAAGAACACCCAGTTTGGGTAAAACATAAGGAAGAACCTGTGGACGAATATAAATCAAGATTATCAGCCTATCTTAGTGATATGGTACGAGAAGAACTTGAAAAATACGATGGTGGATTCACAGATGAGTGGAATGACCAACGAAAAAAGAATGCCGAAGTCTTGGGATATAAACTTTCAGGTACAAGTGATATAAAAGAAACCAAGAAAAAAGATTCTCGTGGAACGGAGAGGGATTACAAAAAAGAATACGCAAAGTATGGTTCATCCACTAAATCTAAAAAGTATAGAGCTGAATTAAATAAGTACAATCGTAAGAAAGGTACTTATGGAAATGGTGATGGTAAAGATGCATCACATAAGGGAGGAAAAATTGTGGGATTTGAATCAGAATCAAAAAATCGAGGTAGAGCCGAAAAGAGCAGATTGAAAAAAGAATCCGTAAATGAAGGCCAAAAAAGATTTAGAATCGGACATAATATAGGTAGAGCTAAATACGTTATCAGTTTCCATAACGGTAAATCAAAACATACTGACGGAAGTGATTTTTGGGATCTGCAAATCCATAAAAACAAAAAATCTCTTGAAAAGGGTAAAGAAGATTTAAGACAAAAGGGATACTTTGAAGAATCCGTAAATGGGGCAACAAAGAGTAGATTGAAAAAAGAAACGGTATCACGTAATACACTCCGTAAAATAATTAGAGAAGAATTACAATCCGTAAATGAAGGATTGTCAGGAAGTATTTTGACGAAAGTTAAAAAGAATTCAAAAGATGTTTATGGTAGAACTGATTATACTGCAGATGGTAATCAAATGTCTTATTATAGTGGTAATAACAAATATTATATTGTCTTTCATGGTAAAAAAGGTGAAGTAACAAAATATATTGATATGCCAGGAAATGTTAATAAACACGATAAAGCAGAAAAATTCTTTAAAGATTTTATAAAAAAATATGATAGAACTAAAAAATTAGAATCCGTAAATGAATCAACTAAAGAATATGGTAAAACATTAGATAAAATTGCTAAAGATAGACAATTAAAATCTATTTCCAAGAAAGACAGAGATACTTTAATAAAGATATCAAAATTAATGAAAGGGGCAAATGAATCCGTAAATGAATTTAAAGAAGTGTCTATAAAGGACGCATTTAAAGATTTGGTTAAAAGTCAAGGAAAGAAAAGGGCATTAGATACATTAACTGGTGTACTGAGTGGTGGGGTGGACATGACTCCGGATGTAAAGAAGAAGTTTCAAAAGAAATTATTAAAGAAATTATCCGAATCCAATTTTATGGAATATAAATTAAAAATGCCTATAAATGAAGGTGCGTTTGGAAAGTATGATACTGGAGCTGCTTTTAAGGGTAATGGTATGACCATATATGATAGAAATCAAAGTCAAGGTGGTGATTATAAAAATATAGCTCATATAAGTGAAGATGGTAAACTTACTATATGGGATAAAAATATTAAAAAAGAACCTAAGTTGATGCAATCACTTAAAAAGATATCACAGGAATTTAAAACATCATTTAAAGAATCCGTAAATGAAGGTGGAATGGGTATTTTAGACAAAGACCAAACAGATGTATTACATGGCATAGTAATGAAAAATAAAAATAAAAATTCAAAGGCTATTCTTAGTATTGTGATGAAAGATAGAATGTTTAGTGGGGTTGATAAAAAAGAATTATTAGGATATATTGAAGGTGCTAAACAATTTGTTAGATATATGGGAAGAACTGGTAATGAATCCGTAAATGAAGGAAAGAATATAGGCCACTACGAAAGAGTTGGAAATCAAACAATAGTAGATAGTAACTTTGTAAACTATAGTAAAGGTGTATTACCAAATTCAGAACTTGTGCATTTAGGTATGGGTGACTTTGCAGTAAAATCTCCAAAAGGAACGATTGAGTTCCACCGTTCAGGTAAGTTGAACGGTATCGGACAAGATTTTGTTGGTAGACCACATCGTATGACTGATGATAAGAATGGTAAGTTAGTAGATGCGTTCCTTAAACTAATGCTTAAAAAGAAAAAAGCTATTTTGAGTATGAGTGAATCAGTTGTAAATGAAAGACAATTTAAAGGGTTAGATGGGATTGATGATAAAACACCTTTAACCAAAATCTCAGATACACAGAAACTAAAAATTATACAGGGAACTGGAAATATCATCTCATTTTTTGTTCCAAAGGGATTTAATAGAAATTTTTGGCAAGTAATATCAAAAGGTAAAATTAAAAAAGGTAAAAGTTTATCAGGAAAAGTTGTTTATACTCTGCCTGGTAAAATGATTGGTTCTCCACAATTTAAATCTATAAAGGATTTAATTAAGGGAGTTGATTGGGTCGAGGTGGAAGAGGCTCGTAGATTCAATGAATCCGTAAATGAAGCAAAATATAAAGGATATGATTGGAAAAGACAAAATCGTAAAGATGGACATCCACTTATCGTACCTGCATTACAAAAAACTTTTGCAAATATGAAAGACTTAAAAA